CTAATTCTTATACCTCTTGATTTAAATCCAGCTGGTAAGTTTGATAATGTTCCAGCATCAAGTAATTGTCTTAGTGATTGAGTAGCAGTTCTACTTAATCCACCAATCATATGTGTTAAACCAAAACCATAAAAACCTAATCCTGGTAAAAATTTAAAATGTACAAAATATTCTTTTCTTTTTTTAGTCTCATCACCCATATCGTAATTACGATAGATAGATAAAATTTGGCCAGAGCCTTCATCGATTGTTATAATATAAGGAACCTTAACTTGTTTTTCTGGATTTTGCATTTCAAATTCTTCTAAATTACAATCAACATGCATCTCAAGAACTGAATAAGAATATTGTCTATCACCACTTGGTGTAACTCCTTCTAACTCTTGATATTTTTTTTCTATTTGAGTGGGACCACTTGCTAATGGTTTTAATTCTACATCTCTATAAAATCCAGCTTGTTGTTTTTTAAGTATTTCATTCTCACCCATTTTAATTACATGAGTAATTCTTTCACAATCTAATAAATCTGTTGCATAATATGGAACTACTAAATCTTCAGCTGGAATAAATTTAGATACAGCTCGTTGCATTACTTCATCATAATAAACTTTTTTAAATGCAGATCCTGCTAGTGCTAAATAAAATAACAATTGATCAAACTCTGGTGTAAACTCTTCCATCTCTTCAGTAATCATGTAGTTCATGAAATCTTGAACACGTTGTGCTTGATTTGTTTTTTCATTATCCTCAACTCCAAGAACTCTAGTTCTTACTGGTCCTTGGCTCGGTAATAATTCTTTATAGGCTTGTGCTTGAAATTGTGTAACAGCTTCTGCTAAAAGTGGATGAGTCACGGATGCCGAACCTTTGAATGGTCTAGTTAACTCTGTGTGCTTGATACCTAATAAATCTAAATTATTTGTATATGAAGTTTCCCAATCTTTTCTTGATACTCTATCTTTTTTGTAATCATCTAATAACTGATTAGACATTCTTTGTAAAACCTCATCCGACATGTCTTCGGCAAGGTTACCAAAAAATTTTTCAGTTTCGCTTACAGCTTCTTCGACTGTTGTTTGACCATCCTCTGATTCTAATTCAACATCAATTTCTTCTGTCTCAGGAGTTTCAATCTCCTCAGTAATTACTTTATCAATTTCAGCCATAATAAAAGCTTAGTATGTTTTTGTTTTCAGTGTACCGTTTAATTTAGTTTTAACTGATGCTTCACCACCCATGTTTAGTTGAGCTTTAGGTCCAAGTATAACTTTGTTTAAAAAGTTTTTTAATCCTCCACCTGATTTTTCACCTCTTCTTGCTTTCATAGTTTTAGAGTAAACTTCTTTATTTTTAAATTTCTCTAAACCTTTAGTGATTGTTCCATCATTATTAACAAAAATTGATTTCATATTTCTTTTTGTAGGTAAGTCTGATCTGTTTAGTTTTGTAATACCTTCCATTACATTACCTTTATCGCCTCTTGGTCCTTTAGTTACAAATTTTTTTGCAATTTGTCCAAAACCCTCATTTGCATCTGCACCAGCTAACATAGCTTTTCTATCCATAGCACCTTTTAATTTAGTAGCACCATAAGCTGCTGCTCCAATCATAGCTGCTTTCTTAAGTCTTTTCTTTAATTTTGACATGTTTATCTCCTAATAATATATATATTTTCGTTCTTTATAACTTTGTACCTCATCCTCGTCAGAATAAGTTGTTATAAAAAAACCTTGTCGGTATCTTAACATAGCTTGGGTAGTGCTGTCCACATAATCATCATGCTCTCCATGAGGAAAAGCTGCACATTCTTCAATTACTTCTTGAGCCCAATGTTCGTCTCTTGGATAATATACTTGGCTTGATTCAAATATTGGAGCACAAGCGTTTACTCTTGAATGTTTATCTTGTCCACGTCCTGGAGTGTAATCCATAACGGGTATACCCATTCTACGAAGTTCTTGTAATAAACTTTGTCCACTAGCTTTAGCTTCAATAATAATAGTTTCTGGTTGCCAATACTTATATTGATCTAAGGCTACCATTTTTAATTCTGGAAAATCATATTTACCTTTTATAGCATCAATTAACATAATAGCATCTGGCCCTGATTCGTGAGGCGTGAAGATTCCCCATGTAGTAATGGCTGAGTAATCGGCAGTTTGTTTTTTACTGAATGCCGTGTCGTAAGATTGTATGACATGTTTTAAAGTCGGAATATCCCCGGCCCATGGCTGCCACCATTCTCGTTTTAATATTGCTCCTTCTTCTGAAGTTGGATTTTGCATGTACTGGGCTGACCAGTTTCTCACTGATATTGACGCTTTAACTTTTTCTAGTTCCTCTAGGTTCCAATATTCTGGCCAAACAGGTTTTGCATTTTTGTCTTCACCAATGATTGCAGGAAAAGAAATTGTTTCCCACTTATCTGCTTTAGGTTCATCTTGTGCTTTAATTAATCTACCAGTCAAATCATCTTGAGCCCATCTTGTCATTACAAGTACAATCGAGCCTCCTGGTTGTAAACGTTGTCTGGGTCCAGACAAGTACCAATCGTAAGTTCTCTCCATCGCAGAATCAGATAATGAATCTTGTTCTGTATGTGGATCGTCAATAATAAGTAAGTCCGCCCCTCGTCCTGTGATAGAACCGCCAACACCCGCTGCAAAATATTCCCCACCTTGATTGGTCTCCCAACGTCCTTTTGCCTTACTATCTTCTCTTAGTTTAACATCTCCAAAGATCTGTTTATACTCTGGACTATCAATTAAATTTCTTACCTTGGCACCAAACCTTCCTGAAAGTTCTGCGTTGTGTGATACCTGCATTAATTTCATTTTAGGATGTTTCCCTATCATCCAAGCAGGAAAGTATATAGATGCAAATTCTGATTTAGTGTGTCTAGGAGGCATATTTACTATGAGCCTTCCTTTTTTATTTTTAGCTATCTTCGTAAACTCATGTGCAATATGTTGATGATGTCCCCATTTGTCTGGATCACTATCAGTTCTACAAATAAAATCTGGCCAAACATTCTTTACAAAATACAAAAAGTTGTCTTGACATAATTTTATATGTTGAAGCCACACTTTTTCGAGCCTCTCTCGAAGCTGATCTGTAGTCATCAAATCTGTATTAGTCATATATATTTACTATACCCTTGGGTCCCCAAAAAAGAAAGCCCTTTCATCACAAAGCCGATTACTTGTATATCTCCTACAATGTTAAGGTAAATAATGTAAGAACCTAAATTTTTAAGGTTAAAAAATTAAAAAAATAAATTTTTTAATTTTTGGAATTCGACTGGTACCTCTATAAGTGAGACATGCCCCACGGATCACGTGGGGCACTGGTTGTTAATTGTTAGTTTGTTGTAAGTATCTTATTCGATCATTAATGGATCTCTGTATTTTATTTACTACATTGACCCATTTTTTATCATTAGTTGTATTTAGTTTTAATATATGGGTGTTGTCGTCTACTCCATTACTAAAGCTAAATTTTACTTGATCCGTTGAGGGCGTAATTACGCCCTCAATTTTTACATTATAGCCCTTGAATTTAAATGGTATCATATTAAACCTCCATTGATTTTAAAGCTAAAACAATTCCACCAGTAGCAAGTATGCCACCAGTGAAAGCGTCAACACTAAAAAGAACCACAACACCTAAAAAAGCAATTGCGAAACTAATTAGAATTAAAAAGATATGTAATGCAATATTCATATTATATCTTTTTATATTTTGTTTTAAGTTCAACTGATTCACCACTAATCAAAAATTGATTGTAAATATCTTGATGTTTTTCTTTAAAAGATTTTACATCAAATCTAGTTACATTTTTTTTGATTATTTCCAGTGAGTATTCTTTGTTTTTTATCTTACCCACTGTAAACCCTCCGAATGCTTCAACTATTGGCAGTGTCTCATCTTTAACACTTACCCATAATTTATTATAGTTTTTTCGAAGGTCATTAACCTCACAAGCTTTTAAAAGCTTTTGAGATGTAGCTGCCTTTAGTTTAGGTAGCTTTTTTTGTTGTGTTTTCATGTAGTACCTCACTTTGTTAGTTTGTTTTTTATGATTAACACAAGCCCACTTTAATGGGATATTATAGGAAGTCAACAAAATAATTTAAATTATTTACAGCCCTAGGTTGTAGGGCTGTGAATTAGAATCGTTCTAAACTAATAGAATCAATAAGAGTACTATTCCTATAGTACCTGGAAAAAAAATAACCAGTCGCATTATAAAGGCTAAAAATCGATCCATCAGGCTACCGCCTTGATAAATTTATTGTTAATCTTACGGCCTTGGCCCTTGGCAACCAATCCAACTATCACGCCCCTCGGATCTTTGAAACGAAGGTCGTGAAGATCTCCATTAATGACTTTTTTATTAAGCCATTTTTTGGGCAGCTTATCCTGGAAGACAACGGCAACATTAGAGCCCTTAGCTATAGCTGCAGCTATATCCGAGTCGTTACGGCCTGAGTCACTGAAGGTAACATTATAATTTTTAAGATCATGATCAAGATAATTTAAAACCTTGGTATAATCATAAAATTGAACGTCAGGATGCAGCTGCATTAAATTCGAACCTCCATCGACTTTCATTCGATGCCAGGCCAGGTCACTTGTACCGTTTAACCTAACGGCAAACTTGAAGCCCTG